CTCCCTTGGGCAAATTGGGCCCATCACCTGCAGTTGCAGGCTACCACCTAGGTTGGGACCTAGGACCGACGCTTAGGGCAGCCACGTACTCCCCGGTAGTTGACACCACCGGAAAGCATAGCCGCTGACGCCATCACGGGGGGTGACCCCTCGAGATGGTAGCCCTAAGACAGCAGAGGTTATCACGACCTCCGGACGCCAGTGCTTCCAGTCGATGACTATGGGCACCGGCGACCAAGTCCGGAACTCCCACGTAGCGGGTTCAGCCGGGTTACCCCGGTAGATCCACTTCGTGGGGTCGTGATCGTGGAAAACCAAGTCCCCGAGGGAACTTGGGCCTCTGCACCTCCATACATCGCGCGGAACAAACCGCTTGATAAGCCTCGCTGCACGCGCTCCCTCGCGGGAGTGGCGCCACAGGAGGTTATGGAGGGCTATCCACTCGTGTGGTTCCCGGGGGATTTCTTCAAGGTAGACGGCGCGAACGTCGTCCCCATCAAAGTAGTCCCCACCACACGACTCCCTAAACCTCCCATCGCGGAAGGTTTTTCCTTCATTGACTGTGAAGCCGCAGAAAGAAAGGAGTGCTGCGAGGGCCTTGGAGGCCCCCACCGGTATAATGATATCGTCCCCGAACACGCGAACGCATTCGGGATCGCAACCAGTAACCGTGCACGCCTCACGGGCAAGTGCACAAAAGATCAAGGTTTCAAGTTCAAACGTGAAGCCGTTTCCCATGGAGGAAAACTTCTCCAGCCGAACCCACTTCCCATCAACTCGTGTGAACTTCGCACGCAGGGAGTCGAGCAATTCGTACCACTCCTCCGGGAGGAGGAGCCTCACCAGGTTTCTGGCAAGGGTGTCCGACGCATTGCTCAGGTCGAAAGTGGCAAGGTGGCCATCGCGTGAGCCCTCACGGGCGAGCCGCATATGAACCTCCTTGCCGACCTTCAAATCCACATGCCACTTCAGGAGCCCCTTACGGAGCTCTTGAGCCAGCGCAAGCTGGAGTGACACAGCCAAGGATGACTCCTTGGCGCAGCCACGATCCTTCGTGCCGTCCTTCGGGACAGTGAAGAACTCGTTCCCGCGGACAACGCGGGGGGACCGCCCTTTAGAGCGCAGCTCCCAGCCCCATCTAGTGGGCCAGAAGCTGTTCTCGAGGAGGGCCCCGGTCAGTGTGGAATAGGTCGTCGGTATGCTCGACAACTTGTCGGGTATGGTCGTCAACTTACCAGTGTCACCTACTGTCGCTCCGCCAGAGAAGCGGGGCGTCATGCGAGCCGGTAAAGGCCCGAGTACGCGACGGATTGCTTTACGAACACGATTGAAACAATCGTGAACGCTGACCTCCGATGGGTGGGAAACCCAGTTGTGGAGGTAAGGATCCAGACGTACATTGGTCGTGGCGCACTGGCGTTCTGAATTCCAGAACGACACGACAGCGGCCGCACGTTTATCGACACCAGTTGGGAGATTCGCCTTACGGAGAAGCTCACCAACAAGCAGGTCCTTTCGCAAGGATTCCGCAGAGGTGTAATGGTGCGGCTGAGGCTTGAGCCCCTGGAGGGCCAGCCAATCCCCTTCTCGACATGCGATGAGCACGCCGAGGGCAAAGGGGGAGGCGACGTCTTGAGCTAGGCTCTCGACTAGTTGAAGGACTTGGTCCATGTCATTCACTCTCTCTTAGGAGGTAAAGTAACACCCGGCTAGGCCGGGGAGTCAGTTCCCAACAGGGCTTACCACGCGGTATACAGAACGTACGCCGCGCGGGATGTTCCGAGGACAATCGCCGCCACCACGACGGTGGCGAGGAATCCTTTGAGCATGGTAGCCATGTCGCGTTAGGTCGCCGGAGTGGCGTCCTTCAGCAGGGTCTTGAAGAGAGCGGTCGCCAGTCCGTTAAAGACGTAGGCGGCCGCATCGGCCTTCGAGGACTCAGGGAAGTCATCCGGCACGGTCCAATTGCCATTGAACTCGTAAGCCGGCCCCGCATTCGTCAAGCCCGTGGTTGAATCCACGAACGAAGACGGAACACGGATCTTCACGCGACCCTTACGGGTCTTGTTCGTCGCCTGGCGTTCAGCCATGAAAGTGATCGACGGGAAGACTGCGGAGATGGTGCCCTCTTTGAGCATCCATTCTGCGATCCCACCGTTACCACTCGCAGGAGCGATGAGGGTGAAGGTCTTGTTGACAGGGGTTGCTTGACCGTTTGCGATGGTCAGATCGGTTGCCTGAGGCATGAGTGTTTTCCTTTCTCAAAGGTGCCAATACTCGGGTGGGACTTTGCGTCCCGTTTGGGTGAGGTACCGGCGGTGGTGAACATTAATGTCTCGCTTCCTACCACTCCATTTCTGGGTGACAAGAGCCAATGCCGTGAGACACAGGCCAGTGTCCAGCTCGGGGACACGGAAGTCGAGCTTCGGCCGCAAAGGCGAATTTACGGTTCGGTTGATCTCAAAGTTATCGTAGGCAGCCCACCCCCAATGAGTAGGGGACGAGCTGTTTTTGACGACTGAGAGACCCTTCCAGCTATGAGTCGTCGTAACGGACTGGTCTAAGAACTCCACCCCGACGAGGTCGGTGGCGCTCGAAAGCACCTGGTTGAAGTTCCCAAACATCCCGACGACCCACGACCATGGGACTAGGTCCCACGCCACTCCCGCTAGGTTGAGCAAACCTAGCTTGTTGGCTAACCAAAGATTAGGGTTGGTTACCCTTGTACCCGCGGACCAGGTAACCCTGGTAACCCACCTCCCGTTGTCCTCAGTCTGGGGACCGGTACCTAAGTACCGGTATGTGTCCTCAGACCTACCAGACGCGGAGATGTGAGCCCGACCCTGGGAAGGGTCGTGGAGCGAGTACGTTTCGAAGGCGTCCACAGCGTCCTGGAACAGGGGTACCCATCCGAAGATGGTCTCCAAGTACAGGTTCGCTGGGATCTTGTAGTGAGGGGGAGGGATCTTGCGATCCATATAATCAGCAACACCACGGAGGCGCTGCTGGATCATATCCCTCGACTGCCCGGCGGACCCGAAGGTCACACCGAGATTGGCCTTCTGACCACGACGGAGAAGCTTAAGAAACTTCCCGTATGCTTTGTTGGACGCAGCCGTTGAGCAGCGTCCAGCTATAGCACTCCCCTGCGGTGAAGCAGGGGACACGTTCCCGTAGGGATTGGGGTAAACCCAGAGCCCTGAACCGGTAGCGGTAGTCCCACGAATTCCGAGCGAAGTGTTGCGGTAGTGAGACTTCGAATACTTGTGGTGCGCCAGAATGAGATTCCCTGAGGAGTCCCGGCCTGACGTCTCACCAGACATCGAAAAGTCTTCAACCCGCGGCTTCCACGAGGGGGTAACCTCTCGTGTTCGGAAGTAGCTGCGATTAACTGCAACCATAGTGTGTGTCCTTGTTGGATAGGGGTTAGACCCCGAACACACGAGATCATTCGCCCCACTTGTGGTAGTGGATGATCTAGAAGAGGAGGCCGGAGGCCTC